GGGACCTGAAATGGGCCGGGGCCATCAAGGAGCGCCTGGACTCCTGGGTCAACACCCTCACCGGCCTCGGGACCGTGGCGAGGGACAAGGTCCAGAGCACGACCTTCCAGCGCCGGGCCCAGATGACGGACGAGACCCTCGAGGGGATCTATCACGAGGACCCCATCGGGGCCCGGATCGTGGATATTATCCCCCAGGAGGCTTTCCGCCAGGGGATCGGGGTGACCACCACGGCCGAGCTCGAGGCCGAGGAGAAGACGGAGCACGGGACGGCCCTCCTCGAGGCCCTCACGGCCCTCGAGGCCCACCAGGACCTCCAGGAGGGGGCCATCTGGGGACGCCTCTTCGGAGGGGGCCTGGTCCTCCTCGGGGCCGACGACGGGCGCAACGTGGCGAGGCCCCTCCAGGTGGAGAACGTCAAGGAGCTCCGCCACCTCACCGTATTCGACAAACGAGACCTCACGGCGGAGACCCTCTACCAGGACGTCCGGACCCCCAACTTCGGGGAGGTGGAGACCTACCGGATCACGGCCTCCACGGTGGGGAGCTCGAGCTCGAGGACCCCACAGGGGACGATCATCCATGAGAGCCGGTTGATCCGCTTTGGGGGGGTCCTGACCTCGAGGAGGGAGCGCCAGCGCCTCGCCTATTGGGACCACAGTGTCCTCCACCGGGTCCAGGACGCCCTCCGCTCCTACGCCGCCGACTGGCAGAGCGTCTCCAATATGCTGGCAGACTCGAGTCAAGGGGTCCTGAAGATCCGGGGCCTCTACGAGCTCCTGGCCGGGGGCCAAAAGGACCAGTTCGAGGAGCGCCTCGAGATCATGTCCCTCGCCCGCTTCGTGGGCCGGATCATGCCAATCGACGCAGAGGAGGACTTCTCCTACCAGGAGAGATCATTCTCCGGCCTCTCGGAGCTGATGGATCGGACCACCCTCCGCCTCTCCGCCGCCACCGGGATCCCGATCTCCATCCTCTTCGGCCGGGCCCCCTCCGGGATCTCGGGGGACGCCGCCGGGAGCTCGGACGTGATCAAATGGTTCAACCTGGTGAAGAGCCACCAGGACCACCACTATGGCCCACGCTACAACCGCCTGGTCCGGATCTTGGCCCACGCCCTGAAGATCCCGGAGCCCGACTCCTGGACGGTGGTCTGGCCCTCCCTCTGGCAGATGACCCCCGAGGAGGAGGCCGGGGTCCGGAAGACCACGGCGGAGACGGACGCCATTTACATGGACCACCAGGTCCTGGACGCTGACGAGATCCGTGCCACCCGCTTCGCCTCCGGCGAGGAGCACTCCCTCGAGGCCCCCCAGGTGGAGCTCGAGGCCCCGCCCGAGACCGAGAAGGCCGGTCCGGCGGCGCAACAGGGCCAGGAGAAGGCCGGTCCGGCGGCGCCGCCCACGCCGGAGGCCATGGCCGCTGAGGAGGAGGAGGCCGAGGACGCCTCCGCCGCCCTCCGGGTGGACTCGCCATGGTCCTCCGCCGTCCCCCCCGTCCTGGCAGACGACCTCCGAGCTCTCCGCCAGCTCGCCAAGACCGGGGCCCCCCAGGTGGTCCTCCGGCGCCTGGTCACCAGGATCGCCGTGAACCTCGGACTGGCCGATGTGGACGTCCTCGAGGCCATCGGCCAGGCGGAGCTCCGTTGGGACGCCATCGTGGTCCGGCTGGACTTCATGTGGCCGGTGGCCCAGGTGGCTCCGGCCTCCGCCACGGACCTGGTGGCCTTCGAAACCCTGGTCCGGGTCAAGGCGCCCCAGATCCTCCTCCGGCGCCTTGCCGCCAGGATCGGCGCCGCCCTGCAACTCACGGACGAGGAGGTCAAGGAGGCCCTCGAGGACGGGACCTACCAGTGGATCGCCGCCATGCCAGGAGTGGAGGCCGTGGAGCTCGAGGCCGCCCAGGAGGACCTCGAGGGGGAGGGGTGACCCATGCCCACCGTGAGCCGCAAGCCGAACCCCGGGACGAACGTGGTCCAGAGCTACATCTTCCCGGCCGACTGGACCCGGGACCAGGTGGTCTTTTGGCTCGGTGAAAACGACGCCTTTGCCGGGGGGATCGAGCAGACGGAGAGCTCCTGGAGAGCTCGCCAGTACAACCCCGAGGACTTCGTGGAGGGGTCCTTCCGGATGATCCGGGTGGGGAGCCGAGGGGTCCGGGCCGTCCGGGGCCAGGCCAAGGGCCGGAAAAGGGACGCCCTCGAGGAAAGGGGGGACCAGGGGAAGCCTCCACCCGGGGTCCTCGCCGTCCAGACGATCATCTTCCCGGCGGAGTGGAGCCGGGACCGGGCCGTCCAGTGGCTCCGCCGGAATGAATACTCCGCCGCCGAGCTCGGACGGGACTCCCCGGACAAGGCGTGGAGAGCTCGCCAGTACGCTCCCCACTACTTCGTGCCGGGGTCCTTCAACCGGAAGAAGGTCCGAGAGAAGGGGAAGAGCGAGGAGCCGGAGAACCGGAGCCGGACGGCCGAGGTCCTCCTGGTCCTCGCCCGGAGCAAGGGGTGAGCCTCCACCTGGACCAGCGACGGCGGAGGCGGAGGCGCCGGACCAGGCTCCCGCCCACCAGGCCGCCCAACTCCGCCGAGCGGACGCACCTCCGAGAGGTCCGGCATATCTTCGGGGTGGCCCAGGCCGTGATCGCCTGGGCCCTCGAGCCCCTCCTCGAGGTATGGAACGAGAGCCTGGAGCGCCAGGACCAGGGCCTCGGGGAGGCCGTCCTGATCTCTCCGGCGAGGGACCTCCCCAGGGCCTCGGACCTCTACCTCTCCCGGGGGCCAGGGATCTCGGCCTACCCCGGCCGGACTGGTGGACCCCGTCAACAGGTCACGTCCGGGCCGCTCGCACGGCCGAGGAGACTCCCCCGGATCTGGAACCTCTCAGACGCCCAGCTCTCCCGCCTCTGGCCAGGGATCGATCCCCAGGACGTCCGGAGGTGGGCCCCCTGGGCCGTGACCAGGGAGGAGGTGGCCCGCCTCGCCCTCCCGGCCGGGAGCCCGCTCCCCGAGGCCGCCGAGCTCGAGGCCAGGGTCCAGGCCGCCATCCGGGCCGAGCGCCTGGCCTTCCCGGCGCCGGAGGAGGTGGAGATCGTCCCCCGGCGCCGGCCTCCGGGCGCCTTCAAACTCCGGGAGCTCCGCCAGGCCACCAGGACGCCCCACCCCCCGGTGGTCTTTGACGCCTACGGCCGCCCCCTCGGGCCTCCGCCCCGGGCAACCCGGGTCACCAAGGAGACGATCCGGCGAAGCCTCCGGTGGGCCGAGCTCGCCCTGGGGTCCATCGTGCGAGAGGAGAACATCGCCCCCCTCCTGGACCGCTCCGGCCGCCAGGTGGTCCGGCACACGACCCAGGAGCTCTCCCGGGTCCTGAAGGTCAATCTCCGGGAGAACATCCCCGGCCTCCAGGGCCAGATAGACGACTGGCGCCGGGCCAACGTGGGCCTCATAGAGACCGGGGTCCGGGCCTCCCAAGAGGCCGTGAAGCTCCGGCCCTCCCTCCTCGGTGACGTCTCCAGGACTGTCGAGGAGCTCCACACGAAGGGGATCCGGGTGGAGGCCGTGGCCGGTGAGCTCCGGCGCCGCTTCGGGGTCTCGGACTCCAGGGCCGAGCTGATAGCCCGGGACCAGGTCCTGAAACTGAACGGACAGATCAACCGCTCCCGCCAGAGGGCCGTAGGGATCCAGCGATACCAGTGGGTCACCTCGAGGGACGAGAGGGTCCGGGAGACCCACGCAGAGCTCGACGGCTCCACCCAATCCTGGGACAGCCCGCCCGAGGTAGGGGAGGGCCGCAACGAACACCCCGGCGGAGACTACCAGTGTCGTTGCATCGCCGTCCCATTGCCCCCGGCCTGGATGCAAGAGTAGGATCGCCCCGGCCTCGAGCTCCCCCGCTCCGGGCCGGGCCACCGGGGGGACCCTTCACCCCTCCAGGGAAGACCCCCCGGTGGCCAACCCCTCCGGATCTTGGCTATTGACATTCGGATCCGGACTCTCCTAGCCTCCTGGACGTGGCCTTCCGGATCGCGACCTTTGCCCTAGACGACCGTGGAGAACGGACCCCCTCCGGGGGCCTGAAAGTCAAGGGCCGCCTCGCCCGGACCGGGATCCAGGTCTACCACCGGCCGGACGGGAGCGAGGTCCGGGAGTACCGGCCGCCGGAGGAGGTTTTCTCCGAGGACGCCATGGCCAGCTTCCGGGGCGCCCCGGTGACGGACCTCCACCCGGCCGGGGCCGTGGACCCCGAGACCTGGAGGGACGTCGCCCTGGGCCACGTCGGGGACGACGTCCACCAGGACGGCGACTTCCTCGCCGCCAGCCTGTATATCCAGGACGCAGACCTGGTCCGGGCCGTCCAGGACGGGCGCCGGAGGGAGCTCTCCGGTGGCTACCAGGTGGACGTGGACGAGACCCCCGGCGAGGCCGACGGGGACCGCTTCGACCGAATCCAGCGAAACATCCGAGGGAACCATGTGGCCACCTTGCCACCAGGAGCCGGACGAGCCGGACCGGAGGTGGCCCTCCGCCTGGACTCCTCGGACGATGCCATCGTGGACACCGTGGCCCGAGAGGGCCGGGAGGGAAGACGCATGATCACCATCCGGATCGACGGGGTGGACTACCAGATCGAGGGCCCCGGGGCCGAGCCCCTCCGCCAGGCCCTCGAGCGCCGGGACTCCGCCCAGGCCGCCGAGCTCGCTGCCGCCACCTCCGCCAGGGAGGAGGCCGCAGGTCGGGCCGACGCCGCCGAGACCAGGACCACCGAGCTCGAGAGCAGGGTGGCCGAGCTCGAGGACCCGGCCCACCTGGACGCCGCCGCCCAGGTCCGGGCCGATCTCATCCTCGGGGCCCGGACCATCCTCCGGGACGACGCCCGGGA